CAATCATGTCTAAAGTTCAACTCTTCGATGCACTTGATTCCGCAGAGAATGGCAATGATATTCTTCTCGTTCTGGAGGCAATCGAAGCACTTTACTGATTAGATTGAGAGAAAACTGAATAATACTGAAGAGGGGCAAAGTACGCCCCTTTTTAGTAGTAATTACTTATGAAAAGTATTAAAAAACATTTATAAATGGCTAAATAAATATACTTTGCTGTTTTATTGTTATTGAGAATGTTCTCAGGATAGTATCCATTAATAACCTTTTTAATGTGCTGAGAGGTAGTGATCTAAGCGAGCAGTCTATCACGAACGCGGAGAAATGTCAAGAGGGGCGCGATAAGTTTTTCTGAGGATTGACATTCAAAAAATATCAGTGATCCTTATAAATATCTGACAGAAGATTGACAATATCTCTCGCCCAGTCTATAATAACAAAGTATCACTCACGGAGCAGATTCATGTCAGTTGCATACCAGCAAGCACAGAAGCAACGTTATAGAATTACGCTAGAACTTGACGTGATGAGTGACTTCGATCCACATAATATCAATTGGGAAAGACTCTTTAAGCTTGAGGGTGATGAACACTGTGAGTCGTATGTAGAGGATCTAAGTAATCCCGTGACGTGGTGAGTATTATTCAGTGGGCCCTTGAAAGTGTCCCACTAGTGTAAGCATGATTCACCACTCTATGACTTCACAAACTTACAACGGTTGGGCAAACTACGAAACATGGAATGCATCACTCTGGATTGGTAATGAAGAGTTTCTCTACAATACTGCCAAAGCATGTGTAACATATTGCGGAGAAAATGAAACACCTTGGGATAAGTTTGTGCGGTGTATGATGGATGGACAGATTGGTAGTTTCCTTAGCAAAACTGGTGACGGTGTTGCATGGAATGATTCTGCAATTAATGCAGATGAAATGAATGAAATGATGACAGAACTGTGATACTTAGTGACACGGGGGTTGACATCAGTTAACCTCCGTAGTATGATAGCAGTAGGCATTAGTGATTTGACAGTTATTGCGGCGGTTCGTTGTTGATGCCCGGCGGGCGTTGCGTATATAAAAACGCCTCACTACCCTAACCTACAGAGGTGACAAAACGCGAGAGTGATTTCACTTTCATAAAAAAAATTTTTGCCATGAAAAAACGCCCCTATTGGAATTTTTGGAAAGTTGTATTTGCAGGATGGATGATTAGATATCCTGGTAAATTCATCCGCCCCCTCGGAGTTTTAGTAGGGATTCTTATTGTGGTAATATATAATTCAATCAATTAATTAAAAAAGTTAAAAAAAATTCCTGAGGAAAAAAGCCAATGGAAAAGGTTTATCACATCTATGCAAAGAAAGAATGTTTATATACTAATCTAAACGAAAAAGAATTTAACAAGACATGGCAAACCCTCAAAGGTATGGTTGGTTTAATGAAGACTGATTATACTCTTGAGGATTTGTCGTATGAGGAGTTAACCGTACAAAAAATTAGTGAATCATCTTATTGACGATTCATATATAACCTGTTATAATTGAACTGAAGTTTCTAAGACTTATGGCTAAAGGATTTACTGTTAAGACTGTTGCACCCAAACAGAAAGCACCTGATTGGGATATTGATGCAATTAAAGAAAGAATGAGAGGTAAGAAGATTGTCTTCTGTTTACCTGGAAGAGGATGTTCTTTTGTGTTTCTAAAGAACTTCGTACAACTGTGCTTTGATATGGTACAGAATGGAATGAGTATTCAGATCAGTCAGGATTACTCTTCTATGGTGAACTTTGCACGTTGTAAGTGTTTGGGTGCTAATGTTTTGCGTGGCCCAAATCAGAAACCATGGGATGGCAAACTGGAATATGATTATCAGTTGTGGATTGACTCGGATATTGTCTTTGACTCTAGCAAGTTCTGGCAGTTGTGTGATTTATCCGTTCCAGCAGAAGGTGACGAGCGTGGCATTACTGCAGGTTGGTATGCTACTGAAGATGGACACACAACTTCTGTCGCACACTGGTTGGAAGAAGATGACTTCCGCAAGAACGGTGGAGTCATGAATCATGAGACTGTAGAGTCTATCTCCAAGCGTAAGAAGCCCTTCACTGTTGACTACACTGGTTTTGGTTGGGTAATGATTAAGAACGGTGTTTTTGAGAACATGGAGTATCCTTGGTTTGCACCAAAGATGCAAGTCTTTGAGTCTGGTAATGTTCAAGACATGTGCGGTGAGGATGTTTCATTCTGTCTTGATGCCAAGGACATGGGCTATGATATCTGGTGCGACCCTCGTATTCGCGTCGGACACGAAAAAACTCGCGTTATTTAATAGGAGGACTTGATTATGATGATGAAGAGTGGTAGTTACTTTCCTGGAAAACCGAAGAAGACTCGGCAAGGTAACTCTCAAAATACGTTGATTTCCGCAACTTCTCGTAATGGGAAAAAGAAAAAGTATCGTGGACAAGGAAGACGATGAAAACTGAGATTTCCATACATAGGCTTGTCTGGTTTGTAAGGGAATCTCTTAAGTTTCCTAAAGGCGAATAAGAATGTATGATATGACTCTTTACACCTATCTCGCACCCAGCAAAGTCTGTGGTGGAGTGGGTGTTTTTTCTTTATGTGATATTCCAAAAGGAACTATAATTTGGAAAGAACGTCAAAAACCACAAAAGGTATCTTGGAATGATATACCAACACATATGCAAAAACACATTGCATCGATGACATGGTGCGACAAAGAAGGATTTTGGATTGATTGTGACTTAGATAGAATCTACCAAGCATACTATGTAAATCATTCTGACAATCCAAATATAGGAATTAATGATGATGAATATTATATTTCAATAGAAGATATTAAAAAAGATGAAGAGTTATTGTATAGATACTCTAAGATAGAACAAACTTGGACATGAGCGCACTAATTTGCAACCTCCCCTCGGTAGAGGTATGGGTACGTAAAGAGTACCTTACAGATCATCAGTCTGGACATGGTGAATTTGTAAAAGGAGTTTGGGTATCTTGTAAATCGATTCCTGGACGGGCCTTTTACTTTGAAACCTACTTACCAGAGTATGCGGCAATGTATGATAAATTGCCCATCAGCGCCTTTGTAAGCGCCCCTGAGACGCCTACACCTGATATGAACCTACCTAACCTACAATTCTGGAATTGTATGGACTATGGCGTCATGTCAATTCACAAACAATTCATTGGATCAATGGATTTTGAATGCTACACAAGAGATCATGGCATTGTCAAAGGTGAATATATTTGCACAATAGACAACTATCATCAAGACTGTGATGTAATTGACTATGCTACAAGTGAAAATCCAGCTGAACACAAGTCACATAACCTAATTGAACTTGAAAATGGGCAATATGCTCTCTACCCAAACAATAGAATGCGTATTTTTGATAATAGTTTGACACCTATTGATCCAAAAATGCCCGATTTTAAGGTATCAACACAATATTATAGTGTTGAAAATGGTTTTGAACGTCTTGGAATGGGTAGAGAGGACGAATATTTTTGGAAAACAGCAAAAGAACGCGAAAATTTATCCGAAGAAGAGAAAAATGACTCCGAATAACGATTTTTTAGACAATTTAGCTAACGATCAGCATCAAAAAATGCTCCGTGAAATTTCAAATGATGATTTAACACCCAAAAAACGGGATAAATTGAAAGAAACTGAGATTTTTATCGATGGTTACTCTGTTCTCGATAGAAGTATCGATCCAGAGCCTCTTTATGAATAATTCATTTTTATTTTTGTTGCTAAATAAGGTAGAATTGTAGTATTTAATGCCCATCGAGCGCGTTAACAAAGCATTTAAAGACGTTTCATTGTCTTTTAAGGTTAATCCGTTAACCAGAGATGTTATTGCGCTCAAGAATGAAACTGCTATCGCTCGTTCTATTCGTAATCTTGTGCTTACTAATAGAGGAGAGCGATTTTTTAACCCAGATTTGGGTTCGAGAGTGGGAAGTATACTATTTGACGTTGTTGATGATATCTCTGCAGCCACTGCAAAGGAAGAAATTGAATTTGTTATTGAATCTTTTGAACCTAGAGTCGAACTTATATCAGTTAGGGTGAAACCTGACTTCGACTCAAATGAATTAAATGTTGCAATTAGATATACTATTGTTGGGATTGATGCACAACCTCAACAATTATCATTCGCATTACAGCCAACACGATAATGCCATTAGTCAATTTTGCAAATCTAGACTTTGATCAGATAAAGACATCGATTAAAGATTATCTTAGAACAAACTCAAATTTTACTGATTACGACTTTGAGGGTTCTAATTTATCTACAATCATCGATGTACTTGCTTATAATACGTATATAACATCTTATAACGCCAATATGGTGTCGAATGAGGTGTTTATTGATAGCGCAACTCTTAGAGAAAATGTTGTTTCTCTGGCAAGAAATGTTGGATATGTACCAAAGTCTGCAAAAGCAGCGAGATCTAACGTAACTTTTAGCGTAGATGTAAGTACTTACGCTACAAAACCAGAATCTATCACTTTAAACAAAGGAATATCGTTTCAGACTAGAAATTTTCGTTCAGAAAATTATAATTTCTCTATTCCTGATGATATAACCGCGACAGTCTTTGATGATACTGCTACTTTTGAAAATATAGACATATATCAAGGAACATTAATTACAGATAATTTTACGGTAGACGCATATAATCCAAATCAAAGATTTATTCTACGAAATTCAAAAATAGATTTATCCACTATCAGAGTTGTTGTCAGATCAAATCAAAATTCATCTATTAGCAGAAAATATAAACAGTCTGATAGTTTATTCAATGTCAACTCCGAGTCGGCGGTTTATTGGATTCAAGAAATTGAAGATGAAAGATATGAGGTAGTTTTTGGTGATGGAGTTTTTGGTAAGAAGCTTGAATCACCAAATTATATTGAAATATCATATATTACAACAAGTGGAGATCAAGGAAATGGCTTTGATCAATTCTTTTTTGCAGGAAAATTAACTAGCACTAGAACTGGGACAACTCTTTCTACAGGAGTATCTTCAATTCTAACTGACGCAGAATCTTTTGGTGGAACAAACATTGAGAGTATTGAATCTGTTAAAAAATCTGCATCTAGAATCTATGCCTCCCAAAATAGAGCAGTAACTGCTGTAGATTATGAATCTGTTGTTCCGGTGATTTATCCAGAAACAGAGTCAATTTCAGTATTTGGTGGCGAAGAACTAAGTCCTCCTCAATTTGGAAAAGTTTACATCAGCATTAAACCAATAAACGGTGCATATCTATCCAACTTCATTAAGGATAATATTAAGAGAGATTTAAAACAATATTCCGTAGCAGGGATCATACCTGAAATTATTGATTTAAAATATCTGTACATTGAACCAGATGTTAAGGCATACTATAATACCAACCTGGCTAAGTCCCAGAGCGCCGTCACAAGCGTTGTAACGGGTAATGTTGAGAGATATGCCGATTCGACGGAATTAAATAAATTTGGAGCAAGATTCAAATATAGTAAGTTTTTGAAGATAATTGATGATAGTGATGAGTCTATAACATCAAATATTACTAATGTCATCATGAGAAGGGATTTGAGAGTGGCATTAAATAGTTTTGCGGAATACGAAATTTGTTTTGGCAATAGATTCTATATTAAAAATCATGGGCATGGAACTCATGGCGGACAAATTGGATTTAATATCAAATCCTCTGGATTTAGTGTGAGTGGTATCCCAGGAACTGTATATTTGGCGGACGCTCCATATAATGATCTTAATACTGGAACAGTGAATTTGATTAGACTTAATTCTATTACTGAATCAGTTGTCGTTAAAAGAGATGTAGGAATTGTGGACTACATCAAGGGAGAAGTAAAGTTAAATCCAATTAATATTACATCAACCATCTTGAGTAGGGGGTTCCCATTAATTGAAATCTCTGCTGTTCCATATTCAAATGATGTTATTGGATTGCAGGATCTTTATTTGCAACTAGATACTAATAACACAACAATTTCTTCCATATCTGACAGAATCTCTTCTGGTAATGATATTTCTGGATCGAACTACATAGTATCTCCAAGTTATGCAAACGGCAGTCTGGTTCGTGGCCCAGTGATTACAAGATCAAGAAGAATTGATGATGATGATCAATCTATGTCAACTACGACTATGAGTAGAAATAGAACTAGATCAACAGGAACTACCACAACCTCTTCTACACCTACATCTACATCATCTCCTTCCACTTCCCCCTCTACTCCTTCTTCCCCATCAGGCGGTTATACCTACTAATAGCGTAAAATGATATCAACAGATTTAAAAAGAGTACAAATTCAAGATATTGTTGAAAATCAACTCCCAGCTTTTGCTAGAGATGATTTTCCGTTAATTGTAGATTTTTTAAAACAATATTACATCTCTCAGGAATATCCTGGTGCTCCTGTTGACTTGCTTCAAAATATTGATCAATATTTGAAAATTGATTCATTGACGAACAATACTAGTTCAGCAACTTTGTCGTCTTCAGTGTCAATTTTAGACTCGACAATTACAGTTGATATTGGTACTTTTGGAACTTTAGGAACATATCAATTTCCAGAAAAGTATGGACTTTTACAAATTGATGATGAAGTCATTCTTTATACTGGAAAAACTAAAAATACTTTTACTGGATGTATAAGAGGATTTAGTGGTATAACCTCATATAAGAGTAAAGATAGATCGGATAAACTTACTTTCACTGAGTCTGAAGTTCAAACACATGAAACAGGATCTACAGTAATAAATTTAAGTAATTTATTACTTGAAGAATTTTTAACTAAAGTAAAAACTCAATTTGCTCCAGGATTTCAAAACAGGGATATTGACTCAGATGTAAATCAAAAACTTTTCATATCTAGGGCTAAGGATTTCTATCAGTCAAAAGGAACAGATAATTCTTTTAAAATACTTTTTTCTGCTTTGTATGGGGAAGATGTAGAAGTATTAAAACCAAAAGATTTTCTATTCAAACCATCTAACGCAGAATATAGAGTAACAAAAGATTTAGTCGTTGAAGCTATTTCTGGAAATCCTCTTGATTTAAAAAATCAAACTTTATTTCAAGATAGTTATGATGAATATGATATTGAAGAAGCATATGCATCTATTACAGATGTTGAAAAATTACTTTATGGAGATAAAACTTTCTATCAACTGAGCGTTGATTTTGATTACTCAAAAGATATCACTTTTGATGGAAGTGTTTTGGGTGATTTTTCAATTCATCCCAAAACCAAAATAGTAAATGATGTGTCCGTTGGATCATCTATTATTGATGTTGATTCTACTTTAGGTTTTCCTGATAGTGGAGAACTTTTAGCTACAAACTCATCCGGTTCTGTTGGAGTATTAACTTATCGCTCTAAGTCTACAACTCAATTTTTTGGAGTTGGTATTGCCAATACAACTGTTGTTGGTATAAAAACCGCAATCTCTGCACAGCAAGATGTAAGAATAAATTCCTTTGCATATGGATTTGTTGGATCTGGATCAAGCAGAGTTGATATGAGAATAGGTTCTGTTTTATCAGAACCAGTGATTAATACAGATACTTATTATTACAATGCAAATGATTCTGCAAAAATTAAATCCCTTGGAATTACCACCACCAGCGCAAAAGCTGCGAACTGGTTGTATAATGTTTCTACAAAATTTGACGTAGAATCTGTAACTGTTTCAGATTCCTCTGTACCATCTTATTCTGTTGTAACTATTGCAAAAAATAATTTTAGACTTGGCGACTCTGTTGATATTACTTCATCAGTAACTTCAACAGGAACTGTTATTTCCATCATTGATGAAAATGAATTTATAATTTCTGGCCAAGGAGAACTGACGGGCAACAGTTTTACTGCAAAAAGAAATATTTTAAAACCAAACGTAGATTCTAGTATATCTCAATATTCATATTTGGATAGTTTATATGCAGATGTTCAAAACACATATTTAAATTTTAATGAAGATTTACTCGTATCTTCATCTTCCCTGCCAAATTATTATGACTCAAACTTAACTTTTTATGATAAAAAAGTAGAGTTAGATGGAAGTTATAGTGGAGAAACATTTACAGTCAGTGGAGTAACTGATCACGGATATCAAACTGGTGATGCTGTTTATTACAATAAAAATATTACACAAGATCCAACATTCGGATTTGATATAATTAGTGGATTTGATATTGAGGAAGGAACGTATTTTGTTGAGAGAGTAAATTCAACTCAGTTTAAACTGTCAACAAGTCAGGCAAATCTTTATAATCAAAGTTATGTTTCAGTTTCTGGTATTGTAACTTCAAATAGTTTTGAGGTTAGCGAATTTCACAACAAAGCAATTGAACATCAACATTTATTCAGAGAAATAAAGAGTCCGGTTAATGATGGAGAAACCCATTTAACGGAACCTGGAAAAATTGGAATTCTTGCAAACGGAGTCGAAGTTTTAAATTATAAATCTGAAAATGTTGTATATTCTGGAGACATTAAATCATTAACAATATCCTCTGGCGGAAAAAATTATGACGTAATTAATCCACCTGTTCTTGGAATCACAGATGATGTAGGAACAGGAGCTACTGCTAAGTGCGCCATAATTGGAGGTTTGGATAGAATTGAGATAGTTGACTCTGGTTTTGATTATGTTTCTGAACCAACCATTTCAATTTCTGGAGGAAATGGTTCAGGAGCAAAAGCCTCAATCAATACTAAGTTAATAGAGCACACAGTTTCTTTCAATTCCACAGAAGATTCTGCAAGAATTTCTCTTAGTAATGATACCATTGGTTTTTCAACCTTCCACAAATTTAGACACTCAGAAAAAGTTGTCTATAAAACAGACGGACAAACAGGTATTCTTGGACTCACTACGGATTCATACTACCATGTCGAGACAATTGACGCATCAACAATAAAACTATACAAAAATGCTGGTGATGTTATCTCCGGTATCAATACAATAAATTTAACTGCTTTTGGTGAAGGTGTCCATAGAATTCAATCTTTTGATAGAAAGAGAATTATATCTAATATTGTAGTTGACAATTCTGGCTCTGGATATTCAAATAAAGAGAGAAGTACAACTTTGGTGGGAGTAAACACCGCTCTTGATCAGATCAACATTACAAGTCATGGATATAAATCTGGTGAAATTTTAAAATATACTACCTCTTCATCTTCAATAGGAGGGATAAGTGATGGAAGCACTTATTATGTTTCAGTTGTTGATGAAGACAACTTCAAACTTTCTTCGGTTGGCGTTGGAACTACAACGAAGTCTTTTTACTATGATACAAAACAATATATTGATTTAACTTCCGTTGGAGCTGGTACACATACATTTAATTATGAACCAATAACTGTAACCATCAATGGAAAAATTGGAGTCTCTACTTTTGCAGGACAAAACTTTAATGCAGTAATTCAACCAATATTCAGAGGTGAAATTGAATCCGCTCAAGTTACTAGTAGTGGAGTTGGGTATGGTGCATCTACAATAATAGGATATAACAGACAACCAACTTTTACACTTTATAGTGGATCTGGTGCAGAATTACTTCCAATCGTTAATAATGGAAGACTGACTGAAGTTTTAGTTACAAATCAGGGATCGGATTATAACTCTCCACCAGAATTAGTTGTTTCTGGAACTGGAAAGTATGCAAAATTAATTCCAGTTGTAAGTGGGGGCAGAATTACTGAAGTCAAAATAGAGAGTCCTGGAATAGATTATGAGAGTGGAACAACAAAAGTAGAAGTCATTGCTAGTGGATCTGAAGGCAAGTTTATTGCAGAAATTCAAAAATGGACTGTCAATTTAGTAGAAAAGAATTTAAACACGATAACTGATGATGATGGAATTTTAACATCATCATTGAATGATAATTATGGAATTCAATTTGCACACCTTTATGCTCCCAGAAATCTAAGACAACTGCTCTTTGGAAGATCTCAAGACAACAAAGTGCAATATGGAGTTTCAGATTTACAAAAAGCCAATGGCGAAGAAATTGCATCCAAATTCCATTCGCCAATAATTGGATGGGCATATGATGGAAATCCAATTTATGGGCCTTATGGATTCTCGACACAAACGGGAGGAACAATTAGGGCAATGGAATCTGGATATGAGAAAGTTGAGAGTTCTACACGTCCATCATCCTTTGCAGTAGGATTTTTTGTCGAAGATTACGAATTCACCGATAATGGAGATCTCGACGAGCATAATGGACGTTTTTGTGTAACTCCAGAATATCCAAATGGAACTTATGCTTATTTTGCCACTATCAATCCATCTAATATTGAATCATCAGGAACATTTGCAAAATTCAGGGCACCACAGTTTCCATATTTGATTGGTAATAGTTATAAGTCAAAACCAAATGCTTTTAACTTTGATTATAAATCAAATCAAAATGATTATGATTTAAATTCGTCTGATTATTTTAGAAATACTACACCATATCAATTAAATATTGGTAATGTGTATTATGACTTTTTATACCAACCAAATAAAATAAAACCACAATCAGTAAATATCAATGCAACCTCAAAAGGAACGATTGATGGTGTTGGCATTATAACTGGAGGCCAAGGTTACCAAATAAATGATAAAATTGTATTTGACGCTGAATTAAATGCACAATCAGCAAAAGCAAGAGTTAGTAAATTAAAAGGAAAAATTGTAGAAAGCATTAGTGTGGCTTCTACAACAACCTCTAATCTGGAGATTGCTCCTTATGACTCAAAAGGATCTTATGTTGCATTTAGCACTTCTCCACATGGATTGATTAATTTTGATTTGGTATCTCTCACAGGATTTAATACTTCCATCAATAGTCTTCAAAGAACTTTTAACATTGGAGTTTCTACTGAGAAGTTTTCACTGACAACAGGTGTTGGTACAGATGGTGCGACTGGAATCGTTACTTTCTTTAATATATCTGGAGGTTCCTTTAAAAATGAACTCTTAGGTTTAAGAGAAAATGACATTTTAGAAGTAGGATCGGAAAGAATTAGAATTCTTAACGTAGATAAAGAAAATTCTAGAGTTAGAGTTCTTAGAGCCATAGATTCTACAGTTGCATCGGCACACACAGCAACTACATCTTTAAGTGAGGTTTCTAGAAAGTTTACTCTTAAATCTATTCCAGAAAATAAAGTTAAATTTAACCTCAACAAACAAATATATTTTAACCCAAGTGAATCCTTAGGAATTGGAACTATCTCTGGTGTTGGAATTGGAAGCACTATCTCGTTCTCCAATCCAGGAGCTGGATTAACCCAGATATTCATTCCTACAAGAAATGTTTATCTTCCAAACCATGAACTTAACACTGGCGATATTGTAACTTATAAAAATAATGGTGGACAATCAATTGAAGTTAGATTAGGAACCAGTGCGGTTTACAGATTAAACAATAATTCCTCACTATTCGTTGCAAGAGTATCTAAGGACATAATTGGAATTTCTACTTTCAAAGTTGGACTTGGAAGTACAGGAACTTTTGTTGGAATTGCTAGTACAACTTCTAGTAATGGACTTCTTAGTTTAACTGGAATTGGAACTGGAACTTATCATAGTTTCACTACAGTTAAAGAAAATGTCGTAAATGCTGAGGTAACTAAAAATCTCGTAACCGTATCTACATCATCTACTCATGGACTATCTTTAAGAGACTCTGTTGATGTTGCTGTAAATCCAACCACAACAACAACCATTACTGTTAAGTATAATGATCATAACAGAAGAATCGTATTTAATCCCAAAACATTCGTGGCAGGTAATGTAGATGTAACTGAAAATACAATTACATTAAGTAATCATGGATTTAGCAGTGGAGATAAAGTTATCCACACCGCCACAACCTCCTCTGGTGGATTGGAAGATGAAAATATTTACTATATTTTCAGATACAGTAAGGATAAGGTAAAACTTTGTAATACTGAATATGAAGCATTAAAATTTAATCCAAAAGTTGTAGATATATCTTCAGCTTCTGCAGGAACTTTATCTAAAATTAATCCATCTATTCATGGGTATAGAGGAGGCACGTTAAAATTTGATTTATCAGATTCTTCTCTTTCTTCCCTAAGCAACTCAACTCGTTATTCTGCATTTAATTTAAATATCTACTCTGATAGCAATTTCAAAAATGTATTTGAATCTAGTGCAAAAACTTCATCTTTTGAAGTTTCCAAAGTTGGTAGTATTGGAATTAGCACAAATGCAGCATTAACATTAACAGTTAGTAATAATATTCCAGAAAAATTATATTATAAGTTTACTCCAACTAACACTAGTTTTGTTTCCTCGGAAAAACAAGAAATTATTATTGACACTGAGGTTTCAGGAAACAATGAAATTAATTCAGTAAACAGCGATTATTCTGGATCTTTTGTGGTTACCGGAGTTGGATCTACTGAGTTTGAATTTAATCTATCTAAGGTTCCAGAAACCTCTTCTTATACGACATCAAATTCTATTATAAAGTATGCAACCGATTCTACCAGTGCTTATGGATCAATAGAAGATGTTTTAATAACATATGGTGGAAATAACTATCAGAATGTAGTTGGAGTATCAACAATAGTTGGTGTATCCACTAATATCAACAGAAAAGGATTTATTTTAGAACCATCCAGTTCATCAATTGGCAAAATTCTTTCCACAGAACTTGATAGTATTGGTTTTGATTATCCAACTGATAAAACATTGAGGCCTGTTTTAAATCTTCCAGAAATTCTTCAAATTGAACCACTTGCATCATTTGAATCTATCGGAATAACATCTGCTGGACAAAACTACTCTTTGGCACCTGGTTTAGTTGTTATTGATGGTTATACTGGAAAGCAAGTTAAAGATGTTGATTTGAGGTATAACCTTGGAGATACTGAGGTTCGCATTGTTAGAAATACATATGGAATTTTTGACACTGCACCAACAATTTTACCAGTAAACAATAGCAATGGCGTTGCTATCAATAACATTACATATGACTCTTCGACTAAAAAGGTTACTGTAGGATTAAATACCTCTTACAGTGATTCAGTTCCTTTTGTTGTTGGTGACAAAGTTTTAATCGAAAATGCCAGTGTGGGGGTTGGTAGCACAGGATATGGATTCAATTCCTCAGACTATGATTATACTCTCTTCACATTAATTGAAACAAATATTCCTCTTGGTGGAAGCATTGGAGTTGTTACTTTCAGTCTTAACGGAATTATTCCCTCAGGTAAATTACCTGGAAAATTTGATGCATCTAATTCATCCGCAAGAATAGTTGCAGAAAAAGATTTCCCAGTATTCCAATCAACACTTAAGAAAAATGATTTTATTCTTGGTGAAGTAGTAACTTCAAATGGGAATATTGGTAAAGTTGAAAGTTGGAATAATGAAATTGAAATATTAAAAGTTTCCACTACTAGTGACTATAGGATTGGAGAATTAGTCATTGGAGAGACTTCAGGAACACAAGGACAAGTAAAAAGAAAATATGATTTCAACGCTGAGGTAAAAACAGGGGCATCCTCCATTGTTAGAAAGGGATGGAGAAAAGAAACAGGATTCTTGAATTTCAATACAGAGAGATTGCCTGATAACAATTACTATCAGAATTTCTCATATTCATTAAAATCAAAAGTATCTTTTGAGAAATGGGATGATTCCGTTAGTGCTCTTAACCACACTGCAGGATTCTTAAAGTTTAGCGATTTAATTTTAGAGTCAACAGATAAAGTTTTTGATGGAGTATTTACTGAGGTATCTGGAAGTAATATTGATGTTGTATCTGATGTTAGTCGAGTCATTGATTTAAACTGCTATCCTTTCTTTGATTTAGTTTCAGAAAATGCTGTGGGAGAAGGTGCTGCTCTATCTGATGAGATATTCTTCTCAACAAGATCTTTAACCGATTATTTTGAATCTGTTGGAAATAGAGTTCTAACAATTGATGATATTAGTGGTAGTTTTAATGACGAACCAAGGCCAGAGAAGTTCTCTATTGTCCATAAGTTTGATATCAACCAAAGATTTAAGAAATTCTTCACTTTTGTTAGAGACAAGAGATTTACAGATGAACGTCAATCTTTAATGGTGAGCATTCTTCATAACAAGTCTCAAGCGTGGATTAATCAATATGGTAGAGTTGACTCTGTTTTAGATTTGGGATCTTTTGATTTTGGAATTTCTGGAACTGAGGGCCAATTAGAATTTTTCCCAACCAAGTTTGCAGTCAATAATTACAATGTAAGTTTTGCAAGTTTCGATATTGATCATGCTGTCACTGGCGTTGGAACAACTGCATTGGGTGGTGTTGTCAACATAGATTCTTCTCAGACATCTGTTTCTGCAGGAACAACCACAACCATTGTAGGAATCGCCTCCACCTATAGAGCTTCAAAAGTTCTTGTCGAAGTTGATGGAAGTAATGGAGAACTTGAGCATACAGAAATAAGTGTTATTCATGATGGATCCACGGTTGAATTATTGGAATTTGGAACCCTAACCACAGACACCGTAGATTCCTATGTTGGAACTGGACTGGGAACCTATCATGCAGAACTTTCTGGCGGAAGTTTAAATGTTAAATTTAGTCCTAATGTTGGAGTCGCGGCTACTGTAAATTCAATTGTAGTTTCTTTAGCAAGCACTGCCACTGGTGTTGGAACTGTTCTTCTGGGCGATACCTCTGAAAATATTGCAAGAGTCAACTCTGCCTATACCTCAATCGCATCTTCTGGTTCTCCAGGAATACATACGATTGCAGAATATACTAACTCTGGAACCATTGATTATTCTACTTCATATTGTTTGGTTTCAGTACATGACACCACAAATAATAAGTATCAACTATCTGAGGTAATTCTTCTTAATGATAGTTCTGATGTTTATATCACTGAATATGGAAATATTGACACTAATGGTGGAATAGGAACTATTGGAGCACTGAAAACATCCACAAAAACATCATTACAATATACTCCTCCAGCCAGTGTAAACACGCAAGTACGTGTATTCCAAATGGCAGTGGAGTTGGTGGAATTTGATGATACTTCAAAAACTGAAATTGATTTAAATAATGCCTCAATCACTGCTGGATATGGATTCTACTCTGGAACAGAAACTGATATCTTAAGACAGTTTGGGTTGCAGCATAAGGGAAGAAATGTATTCCAGAGAGACTTTAGTGGTAATGATTCTACAGTGGTTGATGTTACCAGCAATTTGATAAATGTTCCTGGACACTTCTTTGTGACTGGAGAGGAATTGACATATGCCTCTGACAGCACTGCAATCGGAATCGCTACAACTGCGTTTGCTGGTGTCGGTGCTACAGATGTATTGCCATCCACCGTATATGCCATTAAAGTTGATGATCAGAATATCAGACTTGCTAGATCTGCCGAAGATGCTCTAAAGTCTGTTCCAGTTCCTCTTGATATTACTTCTGTTGGTGTTGGAACAGAGCACTCATTTACGGCAAGAATTCCAAATACTAAGTGTATTATTGCCATTGATAATCAAATTCAATCTCCTATCGTTTCTACTGCCGTTACAACTGGAATTGGTAAGACAATTAGTCTAACTGATGACATTATTGAGTTTACTGGAATTACCTCATTCTTTGGTGGAGATTTAATTTTAATTGATGATGAAATTATGAAGATCAATACTGTTAGTGTTGGCAACACTAATCAAATATTGGTTGATAGGCAATGGATGGGTACAGGACTATCCACACATGTTGTTGGTGCAGCGGTAACAAGAGTTGAAGGTGATTATAATATTGTTGACAATAACATCAACTTCATAACAGCACCTAAAGGGCCAACTCCTTTAAGCAGCACTGCAAATCGTCCAGATGAAAGAGACTGGACTGGTATAACGACATTCTCAACTTTCCAAGGAAGAACATTCCTAAGATCTGCTCTAACTGATAGCACAAACGCTGCATACAATACTAACTATGTTTTTGATGACATCTCTCAAGGATTTAATGCAACTGAAAAAACTTTCACTTTAACTTCGGCAAATAATAATATCACTGGATTTAGTACAAATAATGCAGTGATACTAATTAATGGAATATTCCAAGGCCCAACTGGTTCTCTTTCAAACAATCAAGATTATAATTTAACCGAAGGTTCTGGAATAAGCAGTGTTACTTTTGCAGGATCTGCTACCTCTATTGCATATGATGCAAATAATGCATCTATTCCTGTAGGTGGAGTAATTGTTTCTGTTGGATCGACAGGTGGATTTGGTTATCAACCATTAGTTTCGGCGGGCGGTACTGCTGTTGTTTCCACATCAGGGACAATTTCTTCTGTTAGTATTGGAAATAGTGGTTCTGGATATCGTGCTGGTATTCAAACTGTCAATGTTGGAGTTACAACTCAAAACACAGGAACTCCTTCAATTGAAAATATTGGTACAGCAACAATTAGTGGAGGTAACATTGTAAGTGTTACCATTACAAATCCTGGGAGTGGATATACTACCACAAATCCACCAATAGTAATCTTTGATAATCCACTTTCATATTCAAACATTCCTTTAGAATATAGTAGCACATCTGTTTCTGGATTGGGAACGGAGGCAACTGTAGACATTGTTGTGGGACAAGGTTCTAGTGTTATTGATTTTGAAATTAAAAATCTTGGATATAAGTATGGCCAACAACAAATTCTCACAGTTCCTGTTGGTGGAAGCACCGGAATTCCTACAGATCCAACTAAAACTTTTGCAGAGTTTAAGTTAACAATTGAAAGAACAGAGTCTGATGAATTTGCTGGTTGGCATTTAGGAGAACTTGAGGTTCTTGATAAAATTGAAAGTGATTTCAATGGAATTAATAGATCATTTACTCTTAAGAGAAATACTTCTCCTTTAACAATTAGAGCCTCTGAAGGATCTTCAATTGACGTTCAGGCGACACTTCTCATATTCTTAAATGATATCTTGCAGGTTCCAGGAGAGGGTTATACTTTTACTGGTGGTAGCACTTTAACTTTTGCAGAACCTCCTAAAGGCCCCGCAGCTGACGGATCTTTTGCTGGTGACACATGCAAAATTCTTTTCTACAAAGGAAGTGGTGATGTTGATGTTACTTTCCGCGACGTTTTAGAAACCGTCAAAGAAGGTGACACATTACGTATTATGGGAGAAACTAAGCAGGATATTAGATTGGTTGATGAAGTAACTTCTTCTGACACTGTAAGTACACTTGCATACACTGGCCCTGGAATTGACGGAAATCCAGATAACAAGAGGCCTGTCACTTGGTGCAAACAGCGAAATGATAAATTTATTGATGGACAATTTGTCAGCAAGAGTAGAGTATTGAATGAGGCTTTGATTAACCCAACCACAAATATTATTCAATCTATTGGGACTGGTACAACAGTTGTCTTTGTAAGTAGCGTTAAATCTTTCTTCGATCCTCGAAATGAAAATCAATCAACACTAAATATCCAAAAGATAATTATTGTATCTCAAGATTCCGTTGTTGGTGCAGCTGCGACAGCAATTGTGTCTGTCGGAGGAACAATATCTTCAATTTCTATAAGTGATGGTGGCAAAGGTTATTCTTCAGCTCCTGCTGTTACGATAGGAAATCCTGTCGGATATGGAACAACAGCGAGAGCTAATGCTACTGCTACCCTATCTGGAGATGTGGTTACTTCAATCGCAGTTGGTTCCACTTCTGGATTTGGATACACAACTACTAGTGTTCCTCAGGTATTGATTGAACCACCAAGTTTGACTGCAGAGGTTAACACTTCCGCATCATATACCGGAGACTTTGGTGGAATTGTTGGTGTAAAAACAACTTCTGTTGGTGTTGCATCTACTGGTTTTGTTCTTGACTTCTTTATCCCAGTTGATTCTTTCTTGAGAGATACTTCAATTGTTGGATCTGCAGTGACAATAAGTGGCATTCAAACAGGATATTACTTCACTGTTTCAAATAGTAATGTTGGTAGTGGAGTAACTTCACTCTATCAAGATGGTTCTACTTTAGGAATAGGGACTCAGTTCTTAGATGGTATATTTGAAGCTGCTGCAGTATCTGTTGCAACCACAGCAGTTGCTGGTGTTGGAGTTACTTATGTTGCAAGAGTAACCACAAGTGTTTCCAATTTGGGAAATATTTCTGGAATTGGATTGACTGAATATTATGGAGACTTCTCCTGGGGAAGAATCGTACTTGGGGATAGAACAAATGCGAAAGCATTTAATGCATATACTCAAAATGGAATAACTGGAGTTTCAACATCAGCAAAAGTTACCAGAGTGAAACCATTAAAGCATACAGGCTATTCCTAACCCTAATAAATAAGTAAAAAAACGTCTAGAAATGTCAGCAATCATAACTGATCAACTTCGTATTTTGAATGCAAAAGAGTTTGTTGCGAGTGTGGCTTCAACCACTAATTCGTACTACTCTTTTGTAGGATTACCAAATCCGACAGATGTAGTCTCTAGCTGGGATACTAGTCCACCAGATCCCAGAGATAATTTTGACGAAGAGAATAATTATTGGGATACTATGATTGCTTTGAAGAAGATTGGATCTTCAGATATAAAGCAAGTTGTTAGAAAAGTAACCTGGGCTTCAGGTATTACCTATGACATGTATAGGCATGACATTAAGGCAGAAAATCCATCTAAACCTTCAAATGCCATTACCATTTATGATGCAAATTATTATGTAATGAACTCTGATTATAGAGTTTATATTTGTCTTCAAAATGGAACTAATCCAGAAAATACATCTGGTAGAGCATCTTTAGACGAACCAACTTTTACTGATTTAGAACCCAGAGAAGCGGGAACGAGTGGTGATGGATATGTTTGGAAATATCTGTATACTATAAGTCCAAGTGATATCATCAAATTTGATTCTACTGAGTTTATGCCCGTTCCTTTGGATTGGAGCACTAATTCTACCGTAGCTACTGTTAGAAATAATGCATCTACTAGTGGGCAGTTAAAAATAGTAACTGTAACCAACAGAGGTGTTGGCATGGGAACTGCTAGTAGAACTTATACTAAGGTTCCCATTAGAGGGGATGGAACTGGAGCAGAGTGTACTGTTGTGGTTAACAGCAATTCAAAAGTAGAATCTGTTACGATTTCTTCTGGCGGATCTGGATATACATATGGAACTGTCGATCTTGCTGGTGGTGGAGCACCGACTGGAACAACATCTCCAGTTTTTAATGTAATTATTCCCCCACAAAATGGCCATGGTGCAGATGTTTATAGGGAACTTGGAGCAAGAAATGCTTTAATTTATTCTAGAATTGAAAATGATAGCGAAAATCCTGATTTTATTACGGGCAATCAAATTGCCAGAATTGGAGTTGTTCAAAATCCACAAGCATTTAATTCAACTTCCAATTTAGATTTGGATAAAGCAAGTGCAGTATATGCATTAAAATTAACAGGTGCTGGTTATAGCTCTGCTACTTTTACCGCAGACTCTCGTTTCACACAAACTGTTGGGGTTGGTTCTACTGCTATCGGTAGAGTTGTTTCTTACGATTCAACAACTGGTGTTTTAAAGTATTGGCAAGATAGAAGTCTTGTTGGATTTAATACTGATGGGAGTCAAAACTCAGATCCTACTTACGGATTTAATCTACTTAGATTTACTGCAACTCCAGCGACTGGAGGATCAGTAAATATTCTTGGTGGCTCTACTACTTTAGCAATTCAAACAGGGTTCACAGGTATCTCAACTGTAATAAATAGTAGGACATATTACCTCGGTCAATCATTTACCCAAGGCGTCTCTCAACCAGAAGTCAAAAAATATTCTGGAAATATTATTTACGTAGATAATAGACCTTCGATTACAAGATCGACGAGTCAAAAAGAAGATATTAAAGTCATTTTGCAGTTCTAAAGAATTATGTCTCAGGAAACAAATCTCAATGTAGCACCATATTTTGATGATTTTGATGCAAATAATGACTACTACAAAGTATTATTTAAACCAGGATATCCAGTTCAGGCAAGAGAGTTAACAACTCTACAGTCTATACTGCAGAATCAAATCGAAAGATTTGGACAACACTTCTTTAAGGAAGGATCTAAAGTAATACCTGGAAACACCACGTATAATAAAGAATATTATGCTGTACAGATAGACAATGCTTTCTTAGGAATTCCCATATCAGATTATATTAGTCAGATACTTGGAGCAAAAATTACAGGACAAGTATCTGGAGTTACTGCTATTGTAAATAAAATTATTTTAGCAAATGAGTCTGAGAGAGGAAATACTACTCTATATGTAAATTATTTGTCATCAAACTCTCAGGATAATCTTTCTGGATTATTTTTAGACGGAGAGTCATTAGAAGTAAATGCAACAATAGCATCCGCAAATACAATTATTGCTGTCGGTGAACCTTTTGCAACCACCATTGCAGACTCTGCAACTGCAATTGGATCTGCATTCTCCATTTCAAATGGAATTTATTTTGCAAAAGGACAATTTCTTGGCGTATCTGATGAAACAATTCTTTTAGATCAATATGACAACTCTCCCAATTATAGAATAGGTTTATTAATTAATGAGGAGATTGTCAATTCAGATATTGATAATTCCTTAAATGACAATTCAAAAGGTTTTAATAATTATTCTGCTCCAGGTGCAGATAGATTAAAAATCACCGCATCTTTATTCAAGAAAGAATTAGATGATTTTGATGATAATAATTTTGTAGAATTAGCCACAGTCACAAACGGAAGATTAAGAAGTAAGAAAAATACAACAGATTACAACATCATTGCAGATGAACTTGCTAGAAGAACATATGCAGAATCTGGAGACTACTATGTAACTCCATTTGATGTCTCTTTGAAAAACTCCCTGAATGATGGTATTGGAAATAGAGGAATATTTAATTTAAATCAACAAACTTATGGTGGTTCAAGTCCCTCCGATGACTTGGCATTATATCAAATTTCTCCAGGTAGAGCTTTTGTTAAAGGATATGATGTTGAAACAATTGGAACCTCATACTTAGATGTTTTAAAACCAAGAACAACAAAGGTTTTAAACAATCAGTCCATAAACTATAGCACTGGAGCTACACTAAAACTCAACAGAGTTCATGGTGCTCCTACTATTGGAATAGGTAATACATACGTTTTAAGCTTAAGAGATTCTAGAGTAGGATCTAATCAAACTGCATCTGCAGGTAAAGAAATTGGATTAGCAAGAGTTTATGATTTTAATTTAGAATCTGGATCATATACTCTTTCAAATCTTGATATTAACCAGTGGAAAATTTCTTTGTTTGATGTTCAGACATTTACAGAAATATCATTAAATGAACCAATTACTTTATCAACACCAACTTTTGTTGAAGGAAAGCACAGTGGTGCCAGTGCATTTATAAGCACCTCAGTAACTTCTAGTGCATCTTTGACTCTTTATGATACAAAAGGAGATTTTGTTAAAAATGAACCATTTATTTTCAACGGTGTTGAAAACAGTAGAGTAGCCATAGCAGTAACATCCTTTGGTATTTCGGATGTTAAATCAGTTTCTCATATAGTTGGTTCTGCATCGACATTTACTGCTGATACAATTCAAACAGAATTATTAAACATTGGTGTATCAACAATTAGTGGATTTTCTGGTTCTGGTGGAATTAGCACAATTTCTAGTATCAATCCACAGTTTCCAGGACAATTAAAGGCAAAAAATCTTCTTAAATTTAGTAATCAAACTTCTCCTGATCCAGTTTTTGCAGAAGTTGTTAGTGTTGGATCTTCTGTTGTAACTGTGACAGGAATTCAAACCGTCACAGGAGTTGTTGATGGAGACTTGCCTGCAAGTCAGTTAGCTATTTCTAATCTCGCAGTTATTTCAACCAATCTTGAAGGAACTGATGATGACTCATTCTTTACCGAACTTCCAAAACAAAACATTTATGAGGTTGATTTAACTGATGCATCTCTTAGCATAAGAAAGTCATTTGATGTAACCATTAGTAGTGGCCAACTTTCTTCTGCAGTTAGTGCGGGAACTAATGAATCTTTCTTACCATTTACTAATTCAAGATATGAATTAATCAAAAAAGATGGAACAATTGAAGCATTAACAACAGACAAGGTTGATATTAGTGCCGATGGAAGTCAAATTCAAATCTATAATCTTAGTTCTGGAAATGATGATGCAACTCTGATTGCAACTCTGAAAAAATTAAAACCAAAATCAAAAGTTAAACTGCAAAATAGAGTTTCTAGTTTGATTGTAGATAAATCAAAATCAACATCTTCTGGAATCGGAACTACTACTTTAAATGATGGGTTAACTTATGATAACTATGCATATGGAACAAGAGTTCAAGATAGTAAAATTTCCCTTAATGAACCAGATATTATCACAATTCACGGCATTTATGAGTCTGTAAACACCTCTGATCCTTCGGCACCCAAAGTTACACTGTCTTCAATTAGTGGCCCAACTGGAAGAACCTCAGATATTGTCATTGGTGAAATGATGAAAGGACAAAGTTCTGGAGCCATGGCTATTTGCGCTGAGAGATTAACAGATTCTCAAATATCGTTCATTCACAAAAATAATAAAAACTTTAAAGAAGGTGAAGTAATAACTTTTGAAGAGTCTAATATTGTTGCATCAATCACAACTATAGAGACTCCGAGTATCAATATATCCACTCGCTATACATTTGATAATGGGCAAAAAGAATCTTTCTATGATTATGGATTTTTAACTAGAAAGTCTGATGCTAAAGAACCAAATAGAAAACTTAGAGTATATTTTGCTAGTGGATATTATGAGTCAACTGATGATGGTGACATAACAACAGCACAATCTTATAACTCTTTTGATTATGATACTGAAGTACAAACTGTCAATAATATAAGAAATACTGATATTATTGACATTAGGCCTAGAGTTTCTTCTTATACTTCATTTGTTGGAGGAAGATCTCCATTTGAGTTTCATGGAAGAACGTTTACTGGATCTGGAGATTCTGCTGCAAATATTTTAGCATCAGATGAAACAATCGTAACGAATTATTCTTTCTATCTTGGTAGAATTGATAGAGTTTACTTGACACCAACCGGAAAATTCCAAGTTAAATATGGAACTCCTGCAGAAGCTCCTCAATTACCATCTCAAATAGATGATGCTTTAGAAATAGCAACTATAAATCTTCCTCCATATCTCTATGATGTATCTGATGCATCCATTAGATTCTTAGATCATAAGAGATTCAAGATGTCTGATATCAAACGTCTTGAGAACAGAATTAAAACACTTGAATACTATACATCATTATCTCTCCTTGAGATGAGTACCTCAAATCTCTTTGTTCCCGATTCTTCAGGTGTCAATAGATTTAAGTCTGGATTCTTTGTTGATAATTTTACTTCATTCTTAGCACAAGAAACTTCTATTGAACTTAAAAATAGTGTAGATTTAAACAATCAGGAAATTAGGCCAAAACATTATACAAATTCTGTTGATTTAATTTTTGGCCCTACAGGAAGTATCGCTTCTGGGGATGATATCGCATTTGTTACTCCAGAAGGAAATAATATTTCTAAAACTGGAGATATTATTACTTTAGACTATAGTGAAATTGAATGGTTAAGACAAACTTTTGCAACTAGAACTGAAAGTGTAACACCATTCTTGATTAGTTTCTGGAGTGGAAACATGGAAATGTCTCCACCTTCTGATAACTGGGTTGATACTGTTAGTGTTGAAGCAAGAGTTATTGATACAGAAGGTAATTTTGCTCAAACTATTGCGGAGGCATCCAGAACCCTTAATGTAGATCCTCAAACTGGATTTGCACCTACAATATGGAACTCATGGCAAACTAATTGGACTGGTGAGGAAAGTTCAGCTGCAAGATCTACAAGAGATGTTAGACAGAGAAGAGGGAACGATGGGACATTTACTGAAACCATTCAGAATACATTTACAGATACTGTTGAGAGAGGTGTAGAAAGCAGAACAGGAACTAGAACTGCCGTTATTGAGCAATTTGACAGAACCTCTCAGGGAAATAGAGTTGTTAGTAGAGATCTAATCTCTTTCATGAGATCTAGAAATATTCAGTTTAATGCTGAAGCCGTAAAACCACAAACTCAGATTTATCCTTTCTTTGATGGTGTTGATGTTTCTGCATTCTGTGTTCCAAAACTTTTAGAAATCGCAATGATTTCTGGATCATTCCAAGTTGGAGAAACTGTTGTTGGAAGAACAAGGCCTATCGGCGTCCTTCCCCTTGATACCAGAAATGTTGATGCAAGCATTACGTTTAGAGTTGCAGCAACAAATCATAAAGAGGGCCCATTTAATTCTCCATCAAGAAGGTACACCACAAATCCATATGATAGACAACAATTATCTGGATCATATTCATCAACTTCTTCTATTCTAAACATTGATACTTTCTCACTGTCAAACCAACCTGAGGGAACATTCTCTGGATACGTTGAAACAGGGATGATTTTAGTGGGACAAACCAGTGGTGCTCAAGCAACAGTAACCAATCTCAGACTTATATCTGATATATCTGGCACTATACAAGGAAGTTTCTTTATTCCAAATCCAAATAATACTTCAAATCCAAGATTTGAGACTGGAGATAAAGTTTTTACTCTTATTAACAATGTTGATAATGATCCAAATTCAGCAACTTCAATTGCTCAAGAAGGATTTATCTCCTCTGGAACATTAGAAACTACTCAAGAAACTATTGTCTCTGTGCGAAATGCAAGAGTTGACAGAGTAAGTGCTATCCAAGAAAGAGATGTTGCTAGAGTAACAGGAACAGAAATTCTTGATACTCAAGTTATTGCTTCTTCGTTCCAATCAGATCCACCTCGCAATACAGATCCATTATCACAATCCTTCTTAGTTGATGAAGACTCTGGAGTCTTTATAACTAAGTGCGATGTATTCTTTGAAACAAGGGATGAAAATGACATTCCCATTACGATGCAAATCAGAACAATGGAGAATGGACTTCCAACTACAAGAGTTCTTCCCTTCTCTGAAGTAAACTTAACTCCATCAGAGGTAAATGTTTCTGCAGATGGTTCTGTTGCCACTACATTTGATTTTAGAGCTCCAGTTTATCTTGAAGGTGGACGAGAATATTGTGTAACCCTGCTATCATCTTCAACACAATATAACGTGTTTATTTCTAGGGTTGGAGAAGTTGATTTTATTACACAGACATTTATTTCAAACCAACCATATCTTGGATCTCTGTTTAAGTCACAAAATGGTTCTACATGGGAACCAAGTCAGTGGGAAGATCTTAAGTTTACCCTATACAGAGCAGACTTTGTTGAAACGGGTTCTGTTGAATTCTATAGTCCAGAATTAACTGAGGGTAATAGAGGCATTGCACAGTTGATGCCAAATTCTCTTAACTTAAATTCCAAAGAAGTCAGAATTGGTATTGGATCTACTTTGCAGGACACTGTACTCACTTTTGGCAATACTATTACTCAACTTGGAACTGATGGTTCTGGCAAATATGTTGCAAACGCAGGTGTTGCAACCGATACTCTTCGTATCATCAATGCAGGTATTGGTTATACTCCAGGTGTAGGACACTCCACATTTAATAATGTTCCTCTTACCACCATAACCGGAAATGGAAGAGATGCACGAGCAGAAGTTACCGTTAGAAATGGAATAGCTATTGGAGCAACAATAGTCTCCTCTGGTAAGGGATATGTTCAAGGTGACGTTCTTGGAATAGGAACAATTGGAAACAATTCTCTTGGACTTGGAGCAAGATTATCAGTTGTGTCAATCGCACAAACTAGTCAATTTGTTCTTCATAACGTTCAAGGAGACTTCTCAATAACAGGTGTTGGAAATACTCTTCAGTTTGTTAACAACTCTGGAGTTACAACAGATGTAAATGCGGCTCAAGGTGGTAACGTTTTAGTTAATGAAATTATAACAAATAATGACGGACTTCATATTCAAGTCAATCATAAAAACCATGGTATGTATTTTGACGAAAACTTTGTAACAATTTCAGACGTACAAACTGATATCATACCAACTAGATTGTCTGAAGCCTATGATTCTTCATCAACTAGTCCATTAGTTGTTGATAGCATCTCAAATCTCACTTTATTTGAAAATGTTGGTGTTGGAACAACAAATGCTGGTTATGTGTTGATTGGCGATGAAATCATATCCTATGAAGATACGACTAGCACCACTCTTGCTGGAACAATCACTAGAGGAGTTGATTCGACAACATCTAGAAATTATCCAGTGGGAACTCCTGTTTTCAAATATGAGTTGGGAGGAGTTTCTCTTAGAAGAATTAATAAAACTCACAACTTGGAGAGTGTAACTGTTGCAAATCCAATAGGATTTGATTCTTACAATGTAAAACTTGATATGGGTGCAGCAGGAACAGGAAGAACAACTTCAGATGGTTATCCATCGTTGTTTGTAGGAGAAACTAAGTTTGCTGGAGGAGATTCCATAAAGGCAACTCAAAATATTCCTTATGAAATTATAACTCCATTAGTTCAGAACCTCAACGTTCAGGGAACATCTGTTGATGCAGAGGTTAGAACTGTAAGTAGTAGAAGTCTTAGTGGATCTGAAACGCCCTATGTAGATAGGGGATTTGAACCAATTACATTAAATGAACCAAATTATTTGGAAAATGCAAGATTGATTGCATCAAGAGTAAATGAAACTAACAAAATTACATCAATTTCTGGAAATAAATCTATGAACTTGAGAGTTAATCTCAATAGTACAGATTCTAGAGTAAGTCCTGTTATTGATACTCAAAGAGTGAGCGCAATTTTCACCTCAAATAGAGTCAATGATATTGTAACTAATTACATTACTGATAGTAGAGTTAATAGTCTTCTTGATGATCCAACGGCTTTCCAATATATTTCCAAGGAAATAACTTTAGAAAATCCCGCATCATCCCTTAAAATTATTGTTGATGCTCATGTTAACATTCACTCCAACATAAGAGCATTCTATTCTATAAGTGAATCTAGTAATTTTGAACCTATTTTTGTTCCCTTCCCAGGATACAATAATATTAATGATAGAGGAGAGATTATTGATGTTGCGGATAGCGATGGACTTCCTGATACTTTCATTGCTCCATCCAAACTCATTGGATTTAGAGACAATGATGTTGACTATAAGGAATATTCATTCACCATCGATGAACTTCCTTCATTCAAATCTTATAGAATTAAACTTATTATGACATCTACCAATCAGGCACATGTTCCTAGAATGAAAGACTTGAGAGTTATTTCCTTAGCGTAATATGGATTATTTAAAAGTCAAAGGACACTCTAACCTCTATAGAGATCCCGAAACAAATTCCATAGTGAATAAAAATTCTATGCAATATCAAGAATACATTTCTAGAAGAGACTCAAGAAGTGAGGAAAATCAAAAGATAGACGATCTTGAGTCTGACTTTGCTAGAATGAAAGAGGATATAAATGAAATTAAAAATTTACTTAGGAGTTTAGCAAATGAGCCCAGATGATATAGAACTAACCAACTTATCAAAAAGTTTTGCATATACAAAAATGGCATCTGAGATAGATAGTATTGATGATAAAGATTCTTTGAAAAATATTGCAAAGTCATTTTGTAAACTTTATTATAAACAACAGGAAACAATGATAGCGATAGGAGTTCCATCAAATGGCTAGTAGAGAGGTTGTCTTTGACGAGGACTCTGGAACTCCCTTTGTTTCAAATTTAACCATTCAAGGTGGTGCTAGTTTTAGTAACACCTTTGAAATAAAGAAACCAAACGGAACTGCTTTTGACTTAACAGGATATAGTGGTTCTGCACAAATAGCAAAAAGTGTTGCGGTTGGTGCTACTCTAGGTGCTACTAAAACTTTTACCGTTGGAATAACCAGTGCTGCCGCAGGACAAATAAAAGTTTCTTTAGCAGCAACTGTTACCAGAGAAATTAGTGCTGGTAGATATGTTTACGATTTATTGGTAACAGATAGTCTTGAGCAAGTAGATATCCTCAGTACAGGGATTGCTGTTGGACAAACTGCAGGTGTGGGAACAACGGCATTTGTTTTAAACAAGATAACCAATGTTGCAGTTGGAGATTCTATATCAGTAGGAGCAGCAATAACAACCATACCCGTTGTTTCTATTGCATCAACTCTAAACAAAGTGTTCATAGGAACTGCTAATACATCTCCTCTAGAGATACTTCCAGGAACTGCAGTTACTTTTACAAGAGTTGGTTCTGCCTCTACAATCTATAGAATTGTTCAAGGTGACATAATTGTGAAGGCTGCTATATCAGAATCACCCTAAATACTACAAGGAAACTTGTGATTAAATGGCACAACCAGCAAGTAGAACAGATTTAGTAAATTATTGCAAAAGAAAACTGGGGGCACCAGTTTTAGAGATTAACGTTGCCGACGAGCAAATTGATGATCTTGTAGATGATGCCCTACAATTTTTCCATGAAAGACACTTTGATGGTGTACAACCAACTTTCTTGAAATATCAATTTACTCAGGATGATATTGATAGGGGTAGAGCTCCCGCAGGAAACGAACCAAATGCAGGAATTGTAACTTCCACTGCAGAAGCAACAATTGTTGGGGCTGCTGTTACATTTACATATAAAGAAAATAGTAATTACATACAAATTCCACCATCAATTATAGGGATCAATAAAATCTATAAGTATGATGGAACTAACACTGTATCAAATAATATGTTCAGTGTTAGATATCAAATGTTTTTAAATGACGTATATCACATGGGTTCGATGAACCTTCTAAATTATGCAATGACTAAAACATATCTTGAAGATATTGATTTTTTATTGACAACTCATAAACATATAAGATTTAATCAAAGAGTTGATAGACTTTACTTAGATATTGATTATGGTGATGTTAGAGTCGATGATTATATAATCTTAGATTGTAATAGACTTGTTGATCCCAATGACTTTACTAGAGTATATAATGATAGTTTCCTAAAATTATATTTGACATCTTTAATTAAGAGACAATGGGGACAAAATTTAATTAAATTCCAAGGAGTAAAACTTCCAGGTGGAGTTGAACTTAATGGTAGACAAATATATGATGACGCACAAAAAGAACTAGATTCAATAATGGAGAGAATGTCTAACACATACGAATTGCCTCCATTAGACATGATTGCTTGATAACATGTTAAATCCATTCTTTCTTCAAGGTTCTTCAGGGGAACAAAGTTTAGTTCAAGATTTGATCAATGAACAGTTGAGGATGTATGGTGTTGAGGTTCATTATTTGCCTAGACAGTATATAACTCAAAACACCATACTAAGAGAGGTTATTGAATCTAAATTTGACAATGCATATCCAATAGAGGCGTATGTCAATAATTATGATGGATATGGAGATAATACTCAACTACTTTCCAAATTTGGTATACAGGCGACTAATGAGTTAACTGTAACAATATCCAAAGAGAGATTTGAACTTTATGTTTCTCCATTAATCAAGAATATACCAAACATAAAACTTTCTACTAGGCCAAAAGAGGGAGATTTGATATGGTTTCCTCTTGGCGATAGATTATTTGAAATTAAATTTGTAGAGCATGAAAAACCTTTTTATCAACTTCAAAAAAATTATGTCTATGAGTTGAGATGTGAACTCTTCAGATATGAGGATGAAGTTATTGATACTGGGATTGAAGAAATTGACGATAGTGTATCTGAAGAGGGAAATATAAGAACTTTAACTCTAGTTGGATCTGGTGTTACTGCATCTGCCATCACAGGTATTATGACTAGTGGTGCTTTACAGTTAATCACTCTCACAAATAGAGGCGAAAAATATATTAACGCTCCAACTGTTGCAATTTCATCAGCACCTGACACTGGATCTAGAGCAACAGGTATCTCTACTTTAATAAGCGGAATAATTAATTGTGAGGGAACCAAAGTAGGTAAAAAGGTTCAAAACGTTTTTATTACTAATCCAGGATATGGATATACTACAGCGCCTGGCATAGTCTTTATTCCAGAATATAATGATCCTGGTGTTGGTGCAGCTGCAACTACTATTATTTCTGACAATACAATTGGAATTGTAACTCTCACATCAGGTGGTTCAGGATATACAACAACACCTTCTGTAACTTTCAGTTCTCCAGGAGGACTTGCTGGACTTGGAACAACTGCCACAGGTGTTGCTGTTATAAGCACTGCTGGAACTGTTTCCAATGTTTATATAACAAATGCGGGTGCTGGATACACAGAGGCACCTACAGTCACAATAGGTTCTCCATACATTAGCGGAGGTGGGGACTTTATTGATACTGAAACTATCACGGGATCCAGCAGTGGAACCACTGCCATAGTTAAATCCTGGAATTCTTCTACAAATACTTTGAATATTTCCAATTTGACTGGAGAATTTACTGTTGGTGAGGTAATAACTGGTTCCGAAAGTAATGCCACTTATCAAATCAGAGTCGTTGAAGACGATAATATTGTTAATAGTTATCCAGACAATGATACATTCCAAACTGAGGGAGACTCTATCTTAGATTTTAGTGAGATAAATCCATTCGGAACTCCATAGTATAAATACTATTATCCTTAAGCATTGATTAATAAAAGTAGGTAATACTATGTTTGAGTATTTTTATCACGAAATTTTAAGAAGAACTATTGTATCTTTTGGTACACTGTTTAATAATATTGAAATTCAGCAAACAGACTCTTCAGATAATGTCAAAAATGTAGTCAAAGTTCCTCTTGCTTATGGCCCTACTCAAAAGTTTTTAGCTAGGATTGAGCAGTCTGCAGACTTGAGTAAGAAAGTTCAAATTTCATTACCAAGAATGTCATTTGAATTTACTGGACTGCAATATGATCCATCTAGAAAAGTAACAACTACTCAAACTTTTGTCACACAGAATGTAGAAGATAAGAGTGAGGTTAGAAAGGCATATATGCCAGTTCCTTACAATATGTCATTTGAATTATCAATATATACCAAATTAAATGATGATATGCTCCAAATTGTGGAGCAAATTTTGCCATATTTTCAACCATCATACAATCTAACCGTAGATTTGGTTGAGTCTATTGGAGAAAAAAGAGATATACCAGTTGTCATAGAAAATATTTCTATGCAAGATGATTATGAAGGAGATTTTAATTCTAGAAGAGCATTATATTACACTATAAGATTTACCGCCAAAACATACATGTTTGGCCCAGTTCAAGATACTTCTGCAGCATCGAAAGATATTATCAAAAAAGTTTCTATTGGATATGTTGCTGGAGACACAACAAAAAGTCCATCCAGAGATATTACATATTCTGTTATACCTAGAGCGATTAAGAGTTATACAGACAACGTTGTTACAAATCTCTCTAGCGATATTGGAGCATCAGGAAAATATGTTGAAGTTAATGATTCCTCAGTAATTCCTGATGGAAGTTATATTGTTGTCGATAATGAGGAAATGTATGTTCTCAGTATTATTTCCGATACTAAAATTAAAGTTGAGAGAGGAAAAGATGGAACAGGAGCCGCTTCTCACGTATCAGGAGCAGAGGTAAAACTGATCACTGATGCAGATGACGCTGCAATTGAAATTGGTGATGATTTTGGATTTGATGGATTGTGATTAGTATGACAAAAAAATTTGATGAGTTAAATGATGCATTTGATGTATCTGGGGATATAGTTTCTAGTGAGATTGAAAAAATTGAACCTGAAAGAGAGAGGCGAGATATAAACGGCAATGATGTCAAAAAAGATTATGAATACACTAGAGGCAATTTATATTCTTTGATCGAAAAGGGGCAAGAGGCTATCAATGGCATTTTAGAACTTGCCCAAGAGAGTGAGATGCCTAGGGCTTATGAAGTTGCTGGACAATTAATTAAAAACGTCGCTGATGCCACTGATAAATTAATGGAACTTCAAAAGAAATTGAAGGATGTTGAAGAAGAGAAGCAATCTAAAGGCCCATCTACAGTCAATAATGCCTTGTTTGTTGGTTCAACAGCAGAATTGGCAAAGATGCTCAAGTCTGGACTAAAGGAAGAAGATAAATAAAATATGGGAGAGAAATCCCAAAGTAATTTTACTTATAGTTCAATGGCGGCTGCTGAGAATAACAATTTGCCATCTTTAGATGATTTTCTTATTGAGGAGGATTTACCTTCTGTAGAAGATTATCTTGAGAAAGAAGAAGAGGAATTAATAACTGAAGAAGTTGAAACTATTGAAGATGTTAATGGGAACACCTTCGCAGAGGTAAAGGATATTGTTCCACCCTGGCCAGAACTTCTCCGTCTTATCAATGACGTTAGAGAAGAAATTCCACAAATTCCAGAAATTAAATATTATGACGTAGAGTTAGAAAAACTTTGCGAAGTAATTGATGGTATTAAAGATTCAATACCAGAAATACCAGAATTTCCTGAAGTAAAATATTACGATAAAGAAATTGAAGCAATATGTGAGCAAGTAGATTTAGTTCGTTCTTTTATATCCGAAAAGATAGAAGAGTTACCAGAAGTAAAATATTATGATGAGCAAGTAAAAGATATAGAAGATAGAATAGAATCTATCAATCAAAACATCACAAGTCTCCCTCAACCAAAGTATTATGAGGAAGATTTATTCTCAATAAAAAAAGATATTGAGAATGTAAAAAACTCTATCCCTACATTTCCCAAATGGGTTAATGAAGTTAATGAAGTACCAGATTTTTCTTGGATAGGCAAAACCTTCAGTGTTATCGATGATGATTTTATCAAGGTAACCGACACAATTGATGTTTTACGTGAGACTGTAGATCTCAATCTTAAGGAACTGTCTGAAGATATTGATAAAAAAAGATTTGAAGGTAAAGTAGAACTTACCACCAAATCTGAGGAAATACAAAATAAAATTCAAGAAGAGAAGAATAAAATTTGGAAAGAACTAAGAGAATCATCACTCAAAATATGGGAATATCATAAAGAATTTAAGGACGATGATAGAAAATTAAAGAAACAAATACTTGGCGAATACAATTCTCTAAAACAATCTCTTAGTGATAAAATAAGTCAATTCAATGAAAATAGTGTAAAAACTGATAAGTTACTTTTAAATTATTTTGAGGATTTGAAGAAAGAAATTTCCAATATTCCTGAAATAAAATATTATGATGATGAACTTAGAAAAGTTAATCTTCAAATAAAAGAAATAAGGAATTTAGTATCTGCAATAAAATTAGAACAAAAAGTCATTCAAGAATCTTTAGAAGAGGGACTTTTAAATGAACCTCCAAATGAAAAAGAATCTGTAGGAGGACAAAAAGATCCATTAACACCAATGGATCAAAAGTTTGCAACACTGGATGATCTTGCAGGCCACTATAGATTGTTTATTAATAGAATTCAACAACAAATTGCTACCATTGGTGGAGGTGGTGCTGGATTTATCAAAGATTTAGATGATGTAACTTTTGACGCTGGAATTGGCACTAATAAGTTGTTGATTTATAACGGCTCTAAGTGGGTTGGAATTGCAAGCACCGCGTTAAGTGGATCGACATCTTTAGTTCAACTGACTGATGTTGATGACTCCAATTTAGGTGATGGTAGATTTTTAAGATATGATGCATCTGCAGAAGAATTTACTTTTGAACCAGTATCAGCGACTAATCTAGAACTTATAGCAGGAGATATTCAGTCTGGTATATTGACAACCACTAGCACAAGTGATGCTGCTGTCATGAGTATTAGTGCATCTACATATAGATCTGTCAATTATCAGATTCAAGTTACTAGAGGAACTAACTATAATATGACAACCATTAATGTTATACATGATGGCACAGATACGTATATGACAGAATATGGAACAATCAACCAACCTGTTGGTATTGCAACATTTTCATCTGATATAAGTGGGGGATCTCTCCGATTGATTGGACATCCGTCTTCCTCATCAAGTACAACATTTAAAGTTATATTTACTGCTTTACAGGTATGAAAACTTTTAAACAGTTTGTTTCGGAACAACCAACCAATAGTGTAGGAAACGGTGGGTACACGCGCTCTGCAGACGCTTCTGGCCCTGTTGCAGGAGACGATAAGAGGTTGTTTAGAGGCCCTGATGATTTACTTTCTCAAGATTTTCAAACACCAGCAGAGACTGGGGAAGATAGATATGCAAGATTTTCAAGCATTTATCCTGTGATGAAAGTTAGTTTATCAAATAATGATGGGGACGGCCCATCCATAGATTCTATGGTTGCTGCATCTAAAGAATTTGTTGCCAAAATGGATGATGCTAGTTATGAGAGGGTAAGAAAAAACTTTAGACAGTTTAGAGAGTCTTGGACTAATAAATATAAAAAGAGTATTGACTGCTCTAATCCGAAAGGATTCTCACAAAAAGCACATTGTGCCGGACGTAAAAAGAGAGCTAAAAAATGAGCAACCCTCGTATTCCAAGAAAACCTGGACAACCAGCAAATTCCAAGAAACATTCTGATCTCTATACGGATGAAAATCCAAAAGGAACAATTCATGGACTTGGATTTAAAGATGTTGCAACCTCTAAAGCATCTGTTTCTAAAATTCGCAATTCATCAAGATCTCATGCTCACAAAATCCAGGCAGCAGTTGCTATGGAGCAGAGAGCAAGAGAAATGGGCAAAACTTCAGAAGCAGCTGTGTATAGAAAATTTATCAACTCAATGAAAGAGAAGACTAAAAAAATGAATGAAGCAAAAGATCACGAATATTCCATGGCAAGAACACAACTTGCTACGGTGATGAGTGCAGCTAAAAGACTTCGTTCAAAAATGAAAGGTGAAGGAGAAATTGAGGCTTGGGTACAATCAAAAATTACCAAAGCTGCAGATTATCTTGATACTGCTGCCGATTATGTTGATAGTGGTGAAATGAATGAAGAGATGAAGAAATGTCCTTCAGGACAATATTATTGCTTTACTGACAAAAAGTGTAAAAAAATTCCCATGGGTTATCATGTAGGTGGTAGAGGTATGCTTGAGAAAGATACCGAAACTAAAAAGTCAAATGGTAATGGTAATGGTAACGGTAATGGTAGTGTTTCTAACGGTAATGGTAATGGCAATGGTGGTAATGGCAATGGGAGTGGTAATGGTGGATCCAACGGTGGGGGAATGGGAGAAGAAGTAGTTCATGAAGGCGGTGACTTACGTCAGTGGTTCAAAGGATCCAAATCAAAAGATGGTAAAGGTGGTTGGGTTAATGTTGTAACTGGTGGCACATGTGCCAGTGATAAACCTGGAGAGGGAACACCAAAATGCGTCTCTTCAAAGAAGAGAGCAAGTATGACTAAGGCAGAGAGACTTTCTGCTGCTAGAAGAAAAAAGAAAGCAGATCCTGGACAACAGCAAAAAACAGGTGCTGCTAAACCAACTTATGTAAGTACTGAAAGCCCTCGGAAAAAATCAATGAAAGAAGGAAAAGATCACCCTAAAAATGTAAAGGGTATTGCAAAAGAACTAGATAAAGCAGTTGAAATGCATAAGAGTCAAGCAAAAAGACTCAGAAAAGCTGGAATTTCAGAGGGTTCAGATAAAAAGGGTAAGGGCAGCGGAACTAAAGATGCCTGTTACCATAAAGTAAAATCTCGTTACAGTGTTTGGCCTAGTGCGTATGCGTCAGGAGCACTAGTCAAATGTCGGAAGGTAGGCGCTGCAAACTGGGGCAACAAGTCTGAAGGACTTTCCTGGGATCAACTAACAGAGAAGTGCTGGCCTGGATACGAGAAAAAAGGAATGAAGACAATGTTTGGAAAAAGATATCCAAACTGTGTGAAAAAGAAAGCAACTAGAAAAGAGCAGGTTGAAGAGGCGGTAAGACTCCCTGCTAAAAATGGCAATCTAATTGATACCTATTTCTTTTTCCGTGGGAAATATTATGCATTAAAAATGTTTTTCCCACAAATTTCAATACCTAAAAAATCTGATGTAGAATCTCAGGTTCAAAAGGTATATCCTGGCGCAAGATTAGCAACCTACAAAGTCACGGACTATGAACCAGGACAACCAATCCTCCATGCAGAAGAAAGCAGAGGATACAGTAAAACAGTTGAGGAAACTTTTGAATATGACTCAGGAACACCAACAAAAATCACTGAGAAAACCGAAGGGGCATTAGAAGAAAAAAAATCAAATGATCCCTGTTGGGACACTCATGAAATGAAGGGAATGAAGAAAAAAGGAAACCGTATGGTTCCCAATTGTGTTCCCAAGGAAGAATTTGTTTCTGAAGAAGATTATGATCGTATGAAAGATCGCCGCATGGAGCGTGGTGGTGTTGGTAGTAATGTTGATTACAGCAAACCACCCGGTAAACCAAACCTTGCAGGTAAGAAGAAACCAAAGAGTGGCGGTATGTCTGCACTTGATTTTGTAAAAGCAGATATTCGTTCTAAGTATGGTAAGGGCGCTCTCATTGACACCAAAAAGAAAAATGAAGAAGTTCAATATGAAGATTGGCAAAAAGAGAACCGTAAAGACAAGACTGATGGTTTGAGCCAAAAAGCAGTTGATGCATATCGCAAAGAAAATCCAGGATCAAAACTCAAAACTGCTGTCACTAAAAAACCATCCGAATTAAAAGCAGGTTCAAAAGACGCAAATCGTCGTAAGTCATTCTGTTCTAGAATGAAAGGAATGAAAAAGAGACTTACCTCTGCTAAAACTGCTAGAGATCCAGATAGCAGAATCAATAAAGCCCTTAGACGTTGGAATTGCTGAGTGAACTATGTCTGATAATGTATATCTTGGTAATCCCAATTTAAAAAAAGCAAATACACCGATTGAATTCACGGAAGAACAAATCCTAGAATTCTTAAAGTGTAAGGAAGATCCTGTCTACTTTGCTAATAAGTATATAAAGATTGTTTCCTTGGATGAAGGACTCACTCAGTTCCATCCATATCATTTTCAAGAGAAGTTAATTAACAACTTCCACAACAACAGATTTAATATCTGTAAAATGCCACGACAGACTGGTAAATCCACTACAGTCGTATCTTACCTTTTGCACTATGCTGTTTTCAATGACAGTGTTAACATTGGTATTCTGGCAAACAAAGCAGCAACCGCAAGAGAACTTCTTGGAAGGTTACAGACTGCATATGAAAACTTACCTAAATGGATGCAGCAGGGTATCATAGCATGGAACAAAGGATCTTTGGAGTTGGAAAATGGGAGTAAGATACTGGCAGCTTCTACGTCTGCAAGTGCTGTCCGAGGCATGTCGTTTAACATTCTCTTCCTCGACGAATTCGCCTTCGTTCCAAACCATGTTGCGGACTCCTTCTTTGCATCTGTTTATCCTACTATTACTTCTGGTAAAAACACCAAGGTAATTATCGTATCTACCCCACATGGTATGAATCATTTCTACCGTATGTGGCATGATGCAGAGAAACAAAAAAATGAATATGTACCAACGGATGTTCATTGGAGTGAAGTTCCTGGTAGGGATGATAAATGGAAAGAAACTACAATTGCAAACACATCCGAAGCACAATTTAAGGTTGAGTTTGAATGTGAATTTTTAGGATCAGTTGATACTTTGATTGCTCCCAGTAAACTGAGGACAATGGTATATGACAATCCATTGAAAAGAAATGCTGGACTGGATGTCTATGAACCACCAAAAGAAAATCACGACTATGTGATGACTGTTGACGTTGCTAGAGGAGTTGGTGAAGACTACTCAGCATTTGTCTGTGTAGACATCACAGAGTTCCCGCATAGAGTAGTTGCAAAATATAGGAACAATGACATCAAACCGATGTTGTTCCCAAATATTATCTACGAAATAGCTAAAAATTATAATAGTGCATATATTCTTTGTGAGGTAAATGATATTGGAGATCAAGTTGCAAGTATTCTTCAATATGATTTAGAGTATCAAAATCTATTAATGTGTTCAATGAGAGGTAGGGCAGGACAGATTGTTGGGCAAGGATTCTCTGGCAAAAAGACACAATTAGGTGTCAAGATGTCCAAAACAGTTAAGAAGGTTGGATCTTTAAACTTAAAGACTCTGATTGAAGAAGATAAGTTAATATTCAGTGACTATGAAATAATTTCAGAACTGACTACTTTTATTTCAAAGCATAATTCTTTTGAAGCTGAAGAGGGATGTAATGATGACTTAGCAATGTGTCTTGTCATCTATGCTTGGTTAGTCCAAATGGACTATTTTAAAGAGTTAACTGATCAGGACGTTCGTAAAAGATTATATGAGGAACAAAAAAATCAGATTGAACAAGATATGGCTCCATTTGGATTTTTAAGCGATGGGTTGAGTGATGATAGTTTTGTTGATAGTGAAGGAGATAGATGGTTCACTGATGAATATGGTGATAGATCTTATATGTGGGACTACAGATGATGGAAATAGATGGACAAATAAAACTTGGACATCTACTTTTAGCAGACAGAAAATGTCGTGTATGTGGGGAAAATAAAAATTTAGTCGATGGATTTTATAGAACAAGAAAAGATAGAGGAGCTGTGGCATCATCATATTCATACGAATGTAAAGAATGCACCATACAAAGAATCATAGAAAATAAAAAATGTAGTAACTTGTGGGAATACCCAGATTGGTAGTTCACGTCACGTTTCCCCTCTGAAAAGTAGCCTTTTAATAAATATTTTCAGATAAACTGAGAACACGGAGAAAAACATGGCGACTCCTCAATTATCTCCCGGCGTAATTACGAGAGAGGTTGATCTTACTGTAGGAAGAGCTGATAACGTATTAGCTAACGTTGGTGCAATTGCTGGTCCATTTCCACTTGGCCCTGTAGATGAAGCAGTTGACATTCAAACGGAACAACAACTGATCAACACTTTTGGAAAACCACTCTCCACAGATACTCAGTATGAGTATTGGATGAGCGCAGCGTCATATCTTTCATATGGCGGTGTTCTTAAAGTTGCAAGAGTTAATGGTTCAACTCTGAATAGCGCAAACGCAGGTGTCGGCGCAGCTTCGACTTCAGAGTTAAACATCAAAAACTTTGATGATTATAACGCTAATCACTCTAGCGATACAGTAAACTACACTTATGCATCAAAGAGTCCTGGATCTTACTCAAATAATTTAAAAGTAGCATTCATTGATGACTTAGCAGATCAAACTCTTGGAATTACCACGACTAATGCTGGTAACTTCGGAGCAAAAATTGGATTTGGTGTCACAACTGCATTAAGTGGAGTTGCTGTTGGAGTTGGTACAACATCATCAATCGGTGGCCATCTCAAAGGAATCATTACTGGAGTTAGAACTGATTCTTCTGGTGGTTCATCTGAGATTGATGTTAAGATCACCTCTAGAGTTAGTTCTGCTGGAATTGAAACATCAATTTCATATGCCGAATCAAACTCCTTATTCCAGTTTGATGCATCGGACACCATATTCTTTATGAATAACTCTGGTGTTACTACGGGCCCAACTCGTACTGACGCAAATGGAGGATTTACTGTAGGCAGCGCAGTTGACTGGTATAATCAGCAACAACTTAACTTAACCAACGCCTCAATTTATTGGAAGCAAATTGCATCTAAACCTGTAACTAATCAGTTTAGTGCTGATAGAAACAGTAAGAATGACGCAATGCACATCGTCATCGTTGACGATAATGGAACAATTAGTGGGATACAAGGAAGCATTATTGAGAAGCACATAAGCATCTCAAAAGCAAATGATGCAATATCTTCAGTGAATTCCCCACAGAAGACTTTCTACAAGAACTATCTTGCAAACTTCTCCGAATATGTTTATGCAGGTAGGAATCCATCCAGTCTCACAGACACATATCATGGAACTCAACCAAGAGCAACTGGATTCTCCACAGACTTTACCCCAGTAACAACTGCTGCTGGATTATGGGGATTGGACACTCAAGGCATAACCTTCAATGCAATCGGTAACGTAACTTATACTCTTACTGGTGGTGTTGATTATTCTGCAGCAGGTGGAATGAAGGCAACCTTGGGAGATTTAGTCGCTGCATACGATCTGTTCTCCAACAAAGATGAGACTAACGTCAACTTCTTAATTCAAGGCCCTGGACTTACTGAAGAAGTGGAGTCTCAAGCAAAAGCAAATAAACTCATTGCAATTGCCGAAGATAGAAAAGACTGCGTTGCAGTCATTTCTCCACATAGAGACAATGTTGTCAATGTAACTAGCACCACAACTCAAACAAATAATATTGTTGGGTTCTTTGCACCACTTACTAGTTCTTCATACGCGGTATTTGATTCTGGTTACAAGTACACTTATGACAGATTCAATAATCTGTTCAGATTCATTCCAACCAACGCTGATGTTGCTGGATTGATGGTTAGAACTGACATTGAACAGTTCCCATGGTATTCTCCTGCTGGACAAACGAGAGGAACTTTGAATAATGCAATTAAACTTGCATATAATCCAAATAAAACTCAGAGAGATTCCTTGTATGAAGCAAGAGTTAATCCAATTGTTAATCAACCAGGATCTGGAGTTCTTCTCTTTGGTGATAAAACTGGATTATCTTTCGCATCAGCATTCGACAGAATTAACGTCCGTCGTCTATTCTTAACTGTTGAAAAGTCTCTTGAGGGTGTTGCTAACGCACAACTCTTTGAATTCAACGACGAAATAACGAGAGCTAATTTCGTTAACGTTGTCGAACCATTCCTCAGAGATGTTCAGGCAAAGAGAGGACTCTTTGATTTCAGAGTTGTTTGTGATGAAACCAATAACACTCCAGACGTGATTGATAACAATGAATTCCGTGCAGACATCTTCTTGAAACCAACCAAGTCTATTAATTATGTAACCCTTAGTTTCGTTGCTACCAGAACTGGCGTCAGTTTTGAAGAAGTGACTGGAAGATCTTGATCATATTTTATAATTACTTAAAAGGAGGACTCAACTAATGGCACTTAAAACAATCTCACAATTTAAATCTAGGCTCCAAGGTGGTGGAGCCCGCGCCAATCTCTTTGAAGTAAACATTAATGACTTCAAATTTTCAGATTGGGACAATGAAACGTTTCAGTTTCTTTGCAAAGGAGCACAACTTCCAGCTTCAAACGTAAGTTCAATTTCAATTCCTTTTAGAGGAAGACAATTAAAAGTTGCTGGAGACAGAACTTTTGATGAGTGGACAATTACAGTCATTAACGATGAAGATTTCAGGTTAAGATCTTCATTTGAAACTTGGATGAACGGAATTAACAAGCTCTCTGATGGATCTGGTGCAACTAATCCAAATTCTTATATGGGTAATGCAACGGTAAATCAACTTGGCAGAGGATATCAGGCAGGGAGATTTTCGCAGAATAATAGTGGAAGTGGTGATGGAAGCAGCGGAACTGCTTCAGTTCAACCACTAAGAACATACTATTTTGATGGAATTTTCCCAACACAGGTTGGTTCTATTGAACTTTCTTATGACAATACTGATGCTATTGAAGAGTATACAGTAACTTTCCAGGTTCAGTATTGGGTGGCCGGTACTAATTCAACTAACGGTTCTACATCTGATCAAACTGGCGACATTATTGTCTGATAAATACTAATAGGTAATAAAGTCAAACACATAAATTATGGCAAAATTATTTGGGTTCTCTATAGAGAACGATGAGCCATTATCGCCAACTACGGTTTCCCCCGTTCCTCCTAATAATGAGGACGGGGTTGATCATTATTTAAGTAGTGGATTTTTTGGTTCTTATGTTGACATTGAAGGAATTTATAGAACTGAGTTCGATTTAATTAAAAGATATCGTGAGATGGCACTGCATCCTGAATGCGATAGTGCCATTGAAGACATAGTAAATGAAGCAATTGTCTCTGATAGTAATGATAGTCCAGTAGAAATTGAACTCTCAAATCTTAACGCCAGTGATGGTATTAAGACAAAAATTCGTAAAGAATTCAAATATATCTTAGATCTTCTTGATTTTGATAAAAAGGCACACGAAATTTATAGGAATTGGTATGTTGACGGTAGATTATTTTACCACAAAGTAATTGATTTAAAGAATCCTGAGGCAGGTATTCAAGAATTGCGCTACATTGACGCAATGAAGATGCGTTATATTAGGCAATCTAAGAAAAAAGATAAGGATAAGTTTAAAAATCCTGCCTTACAGAATAATAATGAAAATCCAATGGAATATGAGTTTCCAGAATTGGAAGAATATTTCATTTATAATCCAAAACCATCATATCCAACCGGAAATATTAATGCCTCCGGCGCAAGTCAAGGCATTAAAATGTCGAAAGATTCTGTTACCTACTGTACATCTGGATTAGTAGATCGTAATAAAGGATCAACTCTCTCGTATCTTCATAAAGCCATCAAATCACTCAATCAACTTAGAATGATTGAGGATTCACTAGTAATCTACAGATTATCTCGTGCTCCAGAGCGTAGAATTTTCTACATCGATGTTGGTAATCTGCCTAAGCAAAAAGCAGAGCAATACTTACGTGATGTGATGATGCGCTATCGCAACAAACTTGTATACGATGCAAACACAGGAGAAATCCGTGATGACAAAAAGTACATGGCAATGCTTGAGGACTTCTGGCTCCCAAGACGTGAAG